TGGAGCATCCGAATATTGGGATGATCGCTCCGTTCGGGTACGGAATGGACGTTTTGAGCATCCAGAGAATTTAAGCATATGCTGACAACGCAGGACTGGGTGACTGATTGGGAAGTGACCATCGATTTCAACGGATTCCCTTTGAAGTATCCAAGAGTAATTGACCTTTGCCCGCAATGCCGTGCAATGTACGGGAAAAGGCCGCTCGGGATCGGAGGAAAAATACAGCATCATGTGTGAGGTATTTACATGAGAAAGAACGGCGCAATGTTCATCTGCAACCGCTGCCGCAAGCAGGTATTTGCAGAGCGGCTCGACGACGGAAAGTATGACAGCAAACCGCTGGACGGGTGGGCACTTGATTGCGAAAGAATCTGTGGCGTTGGTGATCTGTGCCCGGACTGCTTCAAAGCGTACCGGGAGGCAATGGAGGGATTCTGGAATAGTGGAAAACATGGAGCCTGAGAAAATCTGTTGCAACTGCCGCTGGCACGAGGGCTACACCGGGGTCTGCTTCAATGGCTTGTCAGAGTATAGAGCGGACTTCACCGATGTGGAGGACAGCTGCGAACACTGGGAAAAGCGAACAGACGAAAACGGCATTGAAGACTACGAGGTGAACTGAAATGAAGACCAAGAGGATGAAAAAGCTCCTGATGGGTATGGGGCTGTCCCGGAACCAGGCAACCCGGATGATTCGGGAGCAGCGCACCGAAGGATCGAAGGACGTGAGCAACGCTCTTTACTTTCACGTCTTCCAAAAGGACTTCAATCTGATCGTGTCCAGCTGCGGCGGCGAGGTGCTGCCCTATCTCAACAGCTTCGTTTTGAAGTGACTACAGGTTGAAGTCGTTTCCAGAGAATAAGCAAGCCCGTCGTAAAATTGCCGCCCTGACGAGGCGGCAAGGGGCTTGTATACCGAGGATAAACTAAGGGACACGGGAGCAGCGGCTTGCTTAAAGTTTGCTTAGAGCTTGATTAGAAGCAGCCGTTCCCGTGACGGGGGTACAGGGGGAACCCCCTGTATTGTCTCCCCGCGGCAGTAGGGCGTAACGGACAGCAGAGCTTGCCGGAGCGGGGGCGGGGGCAAGCATAGAAGTCCACGGGCGGCTGGCGGTTTGGCCTTTATTCAGCAAATTGGACGTTTACGGGAAGGAGGACGTAGTGGGTATGGGCGGAGGCTTTTATGTCAGAGAACAGAAATACATCTGCGGCAAAAATTATGCCACTGCGCCCACCATGCAGGCGGAGTTTTTCGAGGTTTCCGAGAAAGAGCATAAGGCCAGCACCCGGCAGAAGAAGGAGCTTGCCACCAGTCTGGCGAAGGAAGCCTACAACCTCCGTAAATCTGGCCGCTATCTCGTTCTGCTGGTAAATACGAACTTCCGCCCTGGTGATTACTCTGTTACATACACCTACGACGACGAACACCATCCGGCTCCCAATGACCTTGCCCGGGCTGACCGGGATTTCTCTAATGCAATCAAGAAGCTGTACCGCCTTTGCGATAAACAGGGCATCCAGCGTCCAAAGTGGGTCGTAGTGACGGAGTATTGCACCATGGACCCGGTGACGGGTGAAGTCATGGGGCGGCACCATCACCACGTCATTATGACCCACCCGGCGGGGCTGACCCGGGAAATGGTGGAGCAGGCATGGAATGGCCGGGGTATGGCTCGGTGTGAGCCGTTGCACTTCGACCACAACAGTGTGGAAAGCCTTGCCCGGTATATCGTGAAGAACCGCCGCTGTAAACGGCACTGGCGGCAGAGCCACGGCCTGCAGCCGCCCAAAATGCCCAGGCCGAACGACAACAAAATGAGCCGATCGAAGCTCAAGGACGTGTGTGAAAACTGTCTGGAAGACCGGGCGTACTGGGAACGGATGTATCCGGGGTATACCCTGCATCGGTGCGAAGTCACCATCACGGGCAATTCAACCCGTCACCTGATCGTGAGCCTATACCGCAAGGAACCACCGAAGAACAAGAACAGGAGGAACCAGCCTTGAGCGCAAGAATGGAACTGGAAGACCTGCCGCCTCGATACCGTGCCCAAGCGGAGAAGCAAATAGCCGACCGCCGCGCAAGGAAAGCCCCAGCGGGGGCGGTATCGCTGGAAGCTGCCGCCAAGACTGCCGGGGAGATCGGGAAAACCTTCGAGAGCAAGGGCGAGTATGATTTTTACATTGGCACAGTGCTGCCGGGCATCCAGTCCGGCAGGATCATCAAGGCAACGCCGCACGTTGCATTTCCTTTGCTGCCCGCGAAGGATTTTTGCGCCATCCACCTCCCGGCGGCAAGGTATACGGCGGATTATGTGCTGGAATACGCCGACGGCACGGTGGAAGTGGTGGAAATCAAGTCAAAATTCACCCGGCGGGCGCAACGGGATTACATCTACCGTCGCAGGCTGTTTATTGACCTGATCGCAGAGCCGCGGGGCTATGTGTTCCGGGAGATCATCACCACCGATACGAAAACTGAAATCAAGGAGTGGAAACGCCTGGCAGACCAGGCGGGAAAGGAATCATCATGGGCAAAAGCAGAGCAAGGGTGCCCTCGTACTACCGACAGAACATCCAGAACGCCGTGAATCGGCAAATCAACCTGGGCAAAACCAAAACGGCGGCATCGCTGAACCGGGAAGCTATTGGGCAGGTCGTGTCCTACTGCTTTGTAGCAGCGGCGCACGACATTCTGAATTTTGATGCAGGAAGAGCGGCTGTGCTGACCGTCAAGATGAACAATGCGGCGGAGCGGTACACCCTTGACCGGGACAAACGGGGGGCACGGAAAGCCCGCATTGCGCTGGAAGACCGCACCACGCCGCTGATGGTGGAAACTTTCCTGCTCCCGGCGGGAAAGCTGGGCAAGACGGCCAATGAGCGGGAAATCCTTGCCGAACGCCGGGATGCTGCCGACATGGTGGCCCGGTATTGTGTGGAAGCTCTACACGACATGAGCTATACCGTGGAGCAGATCGCTGCTGTCATGCAGGAGACCCGCTCCAACTTCGAGCAGTTCCTTGGATGGTCCGAAGATGGCGAGATGGTAGCTTACGAGAAGCTACGCCGTGTGGTGGAGGACATCTACGGCGTGGGGGCTATGGTCGAGCGGGTAAACGGGCAAGGCCCCATCTTCGGAAGCGAGTTTTAATTTTTCGGGAGGCAGAGCATGAAGACACACGAGGCGGAAGCGATTTTGAAATACTGCGCAGATATTCCCCGGCGGCTTACGATCATCCGCCGCCAGTGTGCCACTCTGGACGACGAAGTAGACACGCTGAAAGGCATCAACATGGACGGTATGCCCGGCGGCGGGCTGCCCGGTGACAGCACCGCGGCAATGGCCTGCAAAATGGATGAACTGGGCATCGGTGACAGGTTGAGAAGTCTGGAACGTCAGCAAGCCCTTTTGAAGTCCGATGAAGCTCTGATCCGAGGACAAATTGACCGACTGGACAGTGTCCACAATCTAATCCTGACAGAATACTACATCGGCCACAAAAAATGGGCAGAAGTGCAGGTCGATGCAGGGTACAGCATCCAGCATTTGAAACGGCTTCGGAACGTCGCTTTGCTGGCCTTTGGCCGGGGCATGGAGCGGCTGCCCGAGTGCCATGCCTTATTATCACGCGCGTATAACGTGCGCGAGACCCTGCCCCGGGCTGACGCATGGGTTGAAGGTGATATTCTCTTATAGGGAAGATCGACCGTCAGAGCCTCACGCAAACGCGCTTCCGAAAATCGAGTCCACCCGGCGCAGAAAAACAAACACGACTACCCGGAAATGTGGAAAAGTTGGCAAGAAATTACCCGGTGGGCTGTGCGGCCTGCCGGGTGCTATAGAGAAAGCCCGTCAGGTCATGGACCCGGCGGGCTTTTCGTTACTCTGTGGGGACGGTAAAGGTTATGTCAACCATTTGCGTGGATGGGGTTTCGGTGATGGTGAAGGTGCGGACACCGTGTTCGTCTTCGCTACTGGACACGGTGACTTCATCGGGAGAAAGACCGTGCATCATGCAATATTTTAGCTTCACGGCAGCTTCCGCCTGCTGTACGTTCTGATCCAGCTGGAATTGCTCCAAGGCAGGGGTGCAGTTTTTTACAAAGTCGTGCTTCAGTTGGTCAATAACCGATTGAGATTCCGGGAGAATGTGGCTCATTGCTTGTCCCCCCTTTCGTTGGGTGCATTGCGCTTGAGGATGATCTGCGGGGCATCCGGGGCGGCTCCCTGCTCTTTGGCGTACCGGGCGATTTCATCCGGCAGCCCGACGGGGAAACCGTTTTCGTCAAGTGGTCCATCGTACCCGGTGAAGTCCACGATATGCACGGCGGGCGGCTCGGGGATCGTTTTGTAGTATCTGCCGTCCTCGTAGTTCTGATCTGTGACCCGGTTCCAATAGCCAATGTCGCCGTGCTGCTCCTGGGCGGCAATCATAGCGTCATAGGCTTGTTCCTCAGTCAATCCGTCGAACAGGAGCCGGGAACCATCGGCAAAGGCGGCAACCAGCCGCCAAGGGGCGAAAAACTCTGCGTCATTCACAGAAATACCTCCATTTCGGTAGTTAAGCCCTCAAATTGTAGGTTTTGTATCAAAAAGGCGGGTTAAATATGCGGAAATGGCATCCTTATCCGCCAATGTGCATTTTTTGCACATTTCATTTTGTGGGGATGTACCCGTGCAAGCAGCGGTTGTGCCCATATTTCGTGAGGGCGGCAGTGACACGATCTTCCGGGAAGTAAAACACAAGTTCGTTTTCGTTGGGGAGACCTGCCCCGGCGGGATATTCAAGCCCGGTGTACCAGTCCGTTTCCATCTCATACTTGCGGCGCAGATACTTGTAAACGTCCCGCTGGGCCTTGTCGAACACCTCCACGAAGGAGAAGGACGCACACGGCGGCAGCTCGTTTGCCAGCATGGGCACGTTTTCGGCGATCCATGCCGCAATTTTGTCTTTGGCGGCGTTGCGGCGGGGCTTGTCATCGCGGTGGATGGCATCCAAGATCATTACCAAAGCTGGTTTCGAGAGTTTAGAAAGCTGTTCGGCCAGGGGGTAAGGATTTTCGTGCAGCAGGGGCGACGTGCGCAGTTCATCGGCGAGATCGAGATCATAGCAGGTAACAGCCCGCTGGCGGTCGTCTACCCGCTCGCTGGTGTAGTAGAGCATATTCTCGACGTGCTTCTGTGCAGCCTCGGAAAGCTGCTCCACAAGGGCAATGCTGTCCTCAAAGCTGATCTGTGCTTCGTTCCGTTCGCCGCTGCTTCTGCCCGTCTTATAGTCCAGAGGGATGATCCCAAGCTCCATAGCAAGGCGATAGATATGCTTGCAGGGCTTTTTCCGTTTTACAAAATCGTTGCAGGTGCAGGCAGCAAGGCTGGTCTGATAGGGCAGCTTGCCGGAGCCGTAGAAAACCCCGGTTTCGTGTTCCCGGTCAATGCTGGTGGGGCTGGTCTTGCTCTGCTGGGCACTGTTCAGCCGCTTTTCTTCGTCGGGTCCGGCGTTCTGTTCAGGCCAAGGGCCAAATGCAGGAATCGTATACATGAGAATACCTCCTTGTCGGTTTTTGTTACTGGATTTCGTTACAACCATGATAGGGCAAAACGCAAAGAAAAGCAATAAAACGCAAGAAAGATTTCGTGTGGAATCCCACAAAATCCCCGGCGGGTGGCCGGGGCGCAGAAATCAGGCAAAGCGGATGGTGTTTCGTGCCATGCGGCCGCGCAGGGCGGAGAGCGTCAGACTGCCGCAGGCGTTATCCCATCCACCCCCGGCGGCGGGAATGTAGGGATACAGGGTGCGCGGGTCGTTGGAATCCGGGTCAACGAGATGGTGGACGCGCCCGGTTTCATCGTCCGTGTAAACGTCCCATCCTGCAATGCTGTGGCGGGTATAGGTTTTCATACTCGAATCCTTCCTTTCGTGTTTCGTGCTGGGCGGCGGCTCAGGCTTCGGTGAAGTGGGAGACAGTGCGGCGGGACAGCGCAAAGGCGATGGCGGGCACATCGTCGTCCGTTTCGCTGCGGGCTTTGATGGCCTCGGCGATGCGGGCCAGATCGTCCACCGTGATGCCGCCCGGCTTGCGGCTGCTCTCGGCTGCATCGTTCAAGATGCGGTCGTATTCCTCGCAGTCGCAGCAGGTGCAGTAGCCGTTGGCAATGCAGGCGTAACGTGCGCCCTCAGCGTCCAGAATGCGGGTCTCTTTCAGTTTCATTTCGTGACAGCTCCTTTTCGTATTTCGTGAGGTTGGATTTCGTGATACTCCCGGCGGGCTACCGGGGTAGTGGGGCGGGGCTGCTTTGCGGTGCTTGCCCTGCCAGAGTGTCCGATTTCGTGTTATGCGTTGCCGTCGAGAACGTCCATCACCTGATGTGCGGCATACTTTCCGTTTGCGGTGAGCTGCCGCTGCCATGCGCTGTTGCGGGGAGACCAGCGGAAACCGTTCCGTTTCAGCAGTTCCCGGGTCTCGTCATCGGGCTTGCCGTCGAAAATCAGTTGCACCCGCATAGCCTCGGTGTCTTCCCGGTAGGTGTAGCCGCTGCGCTCTTCTTCCACCGGGGCGGCGGCTTTGGCGGCTTCCAATTTCGTGATCCGCTCCTTTACCCGCTTGATGTTGGCGTTGCTGTTGCTGAGGGCGTAGGTCGGGAAGGGCTTGCCGTGGAACTGCAGCGGGGACCCGTCGCCGTTCCGCCCGCCTGCGGGGTAGACCTTCGGTTTCGTGATCCATGCCATAGTATCGGCGGGGATACCCTCGAAACCGTCCAGCGTTTTGTTTTTGCGGTAATAGGCATTGGCGGAAATCATCATTTCGTGCCCGGCTTCCAGCCCGGCCAGCTTCTCCCGCAGATAGTCCAGCACCTCGGGGTCATTGCTCTTGACGGTGAGGGTGTGGGCGGTCTTGAGCAGATCAAGATAGTGTTCCGCCTTGCGGAAGGTTTCGTGATTGGCTTCCCATGCTTTGACCTGCTTCTCCTTCTTCCGGGTCGGGAAGTTGCCAGCCCCGCAGATCATCACGCTGGGGCAGCGGGTGCCGATCTCGTTGTCCCGGTTGATGGCCTCGGCCAGCGTCCTGGCGTAGCGGTCAAACAGAAACTCGGCGTGTTCCTTCTGGGCCTCGGTGCTGCACAGGGCTTTGACCTTTTCCAGAATGGCGGCAGCCTCGGCAACGTCGGCGTTGTAGCCAGCGGTCGCGCTGCCCTTCTCGTAGTCGCTGAAGGACCGCATTTCGTGAGAGAGGCGGGCGGCAGATTCGTTGATGGTGTAAGTACGCATTTCGTGTATCTCCTTTTCGTGTTGGATTTCGTGATACTCCCGGCGGGCTGCCGGGGCGGTGGGATCGGGTCGCTTTGCGGTGCGGCCCGTCAAGGTGTCCGTTTAATCCATCTGGCAATAGTCCATGGCCTGATAGCCCATCCCGGCAAGTGCCCGGGTCATTGCTTCGGCGTTTCGTGTGCGGGCGTTGCCCTGCGCTCTGGTGTCCGGCCCGAAGACCCACCGACGGCCCCCGAACAGGTTCCAAGAAAAGCAGCTCGTGCCCGCTTCCTTGGCGGCCTGCTCCACCTTTGCCGCCTGCCAGCGGGGAAGACTGAGGGCGACGGAATCAAAGTTGCAGGTGCCGCCGTCTTCCGGGTTTTCGCGTTCGGCGTTGCGTCCGGCTTCCAGCGCGGCCCGCAGGTCATTCCGCAGCTTTGCGTATTTGCCGGAAAGCGGTTTCGTGGCGGGCTTCTCGGTGAGGCGGCGGAACAGTTCCCCATACAGGCGGCGGGCAGTGTCCAGGTCTTCCACCTCGTCGCTCTCGATCTCGTTCCCTTCGGCATCCAGTGCGGCGACGGTGAAGCGGCCCGGGGTGATCTCGGCCACGTCCACGACGATCTGCCGCCCGTTGTAGTCGCTGCCCTCGTAGTGGAGCCATGCGGTGCGCTGGTGGGTCTGTTGATATGCTGTCATGGTGTGCATCTCCTTTTCGTTTCGTGGTATGCTCCCCGGCGGGCTGCCGGGGCGATGGGGCGGGGCTGCTTTGGGCGGTGCAACCCTGCTAGAGTGTCCGGCGGTGGGTCAGGCGGTGTACAGGTAGCCGCGGCGGGCACAGATGACGGTAAGCCGGGCCGCGTCGATCCGCGGTTGAAGTTCCGCGGCCTTGCAGGGGCTGAGCCGAATTTCGGTGCGCAGGGTCTGGATTTTCCACAGTGCGGGGAGTTCCACGTTGATCTGCTCGAAGATGTTGTTAAACTTTTTCATGGTATTTACTCCTTTTCATGTTTCGTGATATGCCCCCGGCGGGCTGCCGGTGGGAAGTGGGGCGGGGCCGCTTTGGGCGGTGCGGCCCTGCTGGGGTGTCCGGGATCGTGTTCACGCATTCTGTGCAGCGGCGACCATTGCGGCGCAGTTCATCAGGCGTTCGCTGGGGGCTTTCTCCATCTTTGCAACGGATTCGAGAAGTTCAAACGCTGCTGCTTTTGCGGCGGTCCGGCTGTTTTTGCCGGGGCCGATGCTGACACCGTAAGCGGGGTGAACGGCGTACCAGATCGTGGCCTTGCCAAGGTGGAGCGCGTAGTAGTTGAAAACGCCGTCGGTGTAGCCGTCCCGCTTCTCTGCGTGGTTGGTGGGATTCTGCGGAGTGGTGCAGATAGCGTAAAAGCTGCACTTCTTCCAGCCGCCCGGCTTCTTGTCCGTCACGCTGGCGGGGATGATCTCCGGGGCGGGTTTCGTGGTGGGCTCTGCGGGCTTCTCGGCGGCTGCTATATCCTGCCGGGCTTTGCGCCACGCGCTGAGGGCTTCGGCCTGCGCTTTGCGGTCGGTTTCAGGCACGGCCAGAAAAGCGGCCTTTGCCTTGCATTCCGTCTGCTTGAGAACGTCCAGCGCGTTTTTTGTGTCGGCCTGCTCTGCTGCTGCTTTTGCGGCGGCTTTGCGTTCGGCTGCCAGCTTCTTGTTATAGGCGATGATCTCAGCGGTGGAGCTGAACCGGCCAGCGGGGGCGGGCTTGCTGTCCTGCACCTGCAGGCAGCTGAACAGGTGGGATTTTGTCGGGTAGTAATGCGGATCGGGGGCAGCTTCCTTGCCTTCGGCCTCTGCCGCTTCCCGCTGGGCCTTGCTGGGCTTCGTGGTGTACTTCCACAAGTAGCATTCAATCAGTGCCTTTTCGTGGAGCTTGACGCTCTTGCCTTCCTTCTTCCAGTAGTCGAAGGTGTGCAGCTCGCTGGCTGCCAACATGATCTCCGCGTCGTGGGTGGTGCCGGGGTGCTGGGTGCCGTCGTCCTCAGTCACGGTGATCTGAGCGGCCAGGGCTTCGATCTGGGCGGCGGTGTGGTGTGCGGTGGCGATGGCGTGCAGGGTGGCGGGGGCCAGCTTCTCGGCCTCGCTGAGGATGATCTGATTATTGCTCATGCCTTTCATGGTACTTGCTCCTTTTCGTGTTGTGGTTGGTGTTCGGGATGATCTCCCGGCGGCTGCCGGGGTAGTGGGGCGGGGTCGCTTTACGGTGCGGCCCTGCTAAGGTGTCCGGCGGGGGGTCAATCGTCGATGGAGCAGCAGCTCCAAAAGGCATCTTCTACGGTGTCGTCGCTGAAATCGTCCGGGGTGCCGTTGGCATTCACAACCAGCTGGACCCGGTCGAAGATGCGCAGATCGGTTTCGGCATCCACCAGAAAATACCAGTCGTCGCCGTCCAGCGCGTCACTGCACCAGACTTCAATCTGGTTTTCATCGGTGGCGGTCATGCCTTTCACAATGGCCGGGGCGATGTACCGCCCCAGAGGGCCGACGGTGTAGGGGCAGGCGGCTGCAGCGGTGGGGGCCAGCAGCCCGGCGGCAAGTGCAAGAGCAGCGGCGGCGGTTGCGATCTTCTTTGAAATTCTCATGGTTCAAATCTCCTTTTGCTTTTCAGGTTTGCCCCGGCGGGCTGCCGGGGTAGTGGGGCGGGGCCGCTTTGAGCGGTGCGGCCCCGCTGGGGCATCCGCTTGACTATCACCCCCGATCTGTGGTAAACTGGCTTACAAGATGGACGTTCGGAAATTCATCTTGCAAGCCTGTCACCTGCTCAGTGGGTGGCGGGCTTTCTTTTTGCCCACTGTTCGAGCAGTTCCGCCCAAATCCGCCGCTTGACGGATTCGGGGAGCTTGAAAAAATTTGCGCTCATGTGTCGGTTCTCCTTTCGGCTTACTCGCAACCGCTCCGGCTTGTCGTCCGGCTCGCTTGCTGTGGCCTAATCTTAGCATGACGGAATGCCACTGTCAAGCATGACGGAATGCTTTCTACGTTTTGCACAAAAACATGACGGAATGCTTGTTGATTTTTGTATGGCGGAATGCCGCTGAATTTGCTATAATATAATAAACGCAGGCGCGAAAAGAGGTGATATAATGCCAATCTCGGAGAAAAAGAAAATCACAAATAGCCGATATATTGCAAAATGCGATTCAATCCAGATTCGACCCTCGAAAGATCGGGGCGGAGAAATCCGGGCAGCAGCGGCGGCGGCTGGACAGAGTATGCAGGCCTATATCTTGCAGGCTTGCGCCGAAAGAATGGCCCGTGATGGATTCACCCCGGCGGGCTGCCGGGGTAGTGGGGCGGGGCCGCTTTGAGCGG